CTGCCAGTGGCGAACCTGTCAAACGAGCCAACTGAAGCGTTTCCCTGTTTCGTGTATCCAGCCATGCCAGTGCTGCGTTTCCACTCAGCGAGTCTAGAACGTCTGTCGGGTGGTGCTTGCTGGCATTAAGCAAAGCGAACGCCGCCTCAGAGTCGACCTGTCCCTTTCTATCAACTTCTAGGTACTCAAATACCGCATCATCATTAGATAAGTGCCCGTTGTGAACCCCGACTATTTTACCTGCGATTATTGGGTGGTTATTAGCGTTCACTAGAGGCGAGCCTTTTGTAGCGAACCTTGTGTGCAGGATCGCGTTCTTGGTGTCTACCGACATGTTGTCTAATCTGTTTAGAAACTTTTCGGCGGATACTGGTGCTTTGGCTACCTTGAAAATTGGATCTTCTCCGAGCCATGCCATTCCAGTTGCGTGTCGACCTCTCTTGACGATCTGCATCAAAAGATTGGCTGATAACTGTCTTGCGTTAATTTCTTCTTTGGCGTTTAGGTTGAAACCTGCGATTCCGCACATACTATTTGTCCTTTTCCCTTACTATCGGTTTACTCTGGCTGGTGTGGCTTTTAGTGCAGTTGCGGTCGGAGCATCCAGACCGCACTTTTCGGTCATTACGTCGATCATTTCAGCGACCTCTAGGCTGTCGTCGATTTTGATTGCGAACTGGGCTGCTGTGATAACTGCCTGTACAAACTTGACCCATGTAACGATTTTCTTACCGTTTGTAGTGCCCTGATGCTGGCGGAACTCAATAGTTCCGTATGAGAACAATGGGCTGATGTTTACTGCTTGGTACTTGTTGCGGTAGGCGATCAGGTTATCCTTTTGCATCTGTGCTGCTTCAGCAATTCGGTTCTTGTCAAAATCCGAGGTTGCTCCAGCCCAACGGGTGTTGCGACGACTCCGACTAACGAGGTTATTGATTCGACTTTGGTTGTCCGAGTAGAACTGAACTACCCTGCTAATGTCATAGCCTGAAAGGTCACTGGCTTCAACATGGACATGGAGTCCAGTTGTCGAGTTGCTGGTTGCTCCGACTAGAGTGATTGCCTTAGTGATCTCAACTAACTGTGCGAAGCCTGCTTCACCTTCAAGGATCGGACTGACGATTTCACCTGTCAGGCGATTTCCGCCTTGGTATGTAAGGCTACTGTCATGTTCGACCTTCCAGATCTTCAACTTTTCCGCACTTGAGTAACTGCGACCACAGCACTGGCAGGAACTACCGTGATATCCGAGTACTGGTACATGGTAGCCAACTACTGATGAAATGGCGTTTGCTAGTGCATCTTTGGTTGCACCGACTGTTTCGATCTCAACACCAAAACGGCGAGTTGCTGGCTTCATCTTGGCTCTGCGAGTCATGGCTAACGAGACAGCCCGACCTGCCGAGCAGACATCTGGCTCACCTTGGTACATGTAGTTGAGTTCGATTGCGATCTGTTCCATTGGTCGACCCATCTCACGCATGTGGAGGGCTTTTTCCTGACGGGCTAGGATTTCTGATTTCTTTGACACTTTTTGCTCCTTCATTTGGGGGCTAGTGGATTAGCCCGATACTTCGAACGTAGCGTTTGTGTTGCGTATGTCAAGTCATAAACTTCGTAAATCTAAAAGTTTTTTGTGAAGTAAGTCACATTTACTGATCACGTTTAGACAGCCAATTTGGATCTTGTTCGCACATACGACACATGCCTTTGCGTTGGATTTGCATTGGCGAGTGTGGTTCTGTCTTACATTTGGGGCATCTCATACCTATTTGCTTCCTTTCTAGTCAGTAATCGTTGGCACGATCGTAACTGTGTTGCAACTTATGTCAAATCTTGCGTGTCACCACTAACTACCGAAGCAAAATCTCCAGACTCGATTAACTTTGCAGACTCCGAAACTGTTTCTTGAATGAACATGAGTGCCGTTATTGGAGTTTCTTCAGGATCTACATCTTTCCCCCAGACAGGGACTTCTCGCAAAACGTAACCTGCTGCTATTTCCATTTCAATCAGATCTACGAGTTCTTGACCGTATTTCACGACTACTAGATCACCTTGCACTGTATCTGTTTCATTATCTGAAACAACTGCAAACGGATAGTCTAGGCTGTCTTGTTTATACAGGGAAAATCCAGTTACGAAGCCTTGCGCAGTATCGACTGTGATTGAGTCGAGCCAACTGGCACGATTAAAACTGGGTCGTAAAGTACCGTAAACAAATACTGGTACTAAATCTGGTACTAAATTTGATACTGTTTCCATGTCAATCCTTTTTTTTGAACAGGTCGGACTATGCCTACCTAAAACTTGAATGTCAAATCTTTTCGGGCTTCTGTCTTATGATCTTGTAAACCGACTGCTCAGTCGTTCCCATGATTTCCGCGATCTCCCGATAAGTAACTTGATCTTCCCTTAACTTCATTACTTTCTCACGGCGTTTTTTGGCACTTTCCACTATGGCTTCTTGATGCCCTCGAATGATGTAAGTCAAGATACGCACTTCGTCTGCCAGACGATCGTTATTTGTCTTGCTCATTTTGCTGCTCCCATTCTTCTAGGTACTGCATCAACTCAATGTCGACTGGATCAACGTTTTTCATTATTTGGTACTTAACCCATTGTTCTAGGAATACGAGAGTTAGTCCGAGAAATAAAACTCCAGCAAAAAAAACTACTAAAACCCACGATAAAAATGTCAACGGACTCATTCTTTTACTCCTCTATTCCAACATGCCATGAATGTGCAGAACTAACGCATTTTTGCCCTTTTGAGGCGGTAGAAACTCAATCGACTTCAGGTATGCAGGGGAATCGTCTTCTAAAACTCCTGCATCTACTAATCCGTCTATTGCAGCCTTGACTGATGGATTACACGAAGCCACGTCTGCTAATCGCCCTCCTTGTTGCCAAGGTTCTACGACAATTTTTGCACTAGCCAACTTTGGGATTTTTTGATTCCTAGCCAGTAGAGCGAAAGCCAATCTCCACTGCTTAGTGCGTTCTGCACGTTGCCAACGGTTTTCTTTGCGTTCTAGATTGGTAGTCCACGGTCTTGTCCCGTATTCTACTGTCCAGATTTTTGCTTCCACTTGATCATCTTACCCTAACCTAGGTTAGGTGCATACAAACCTTCGTCTGTCAGGAATACCCGTTGAGTCATGTTAGGCGTGATGTAAACAAAGACTGGTACTTCTGCTGGATCTTCATAACTGTGAACTAAGTGTCCATTTTTGTAGGCTTCTTCCCTGTTGCTTTCTATCTTGCCGTGGCATCCTGTAGTTCCACTTCCGCATACTGCCAGCAAGTTGCTTGCGTTATTTATCTTGGGATTTTTCGTGCCTCCCATTTGACGAGGCTTTCTGTGATGGAGCGACATCCCGATACCGATAAATGATTTGTTGCATAGTTCGCAACGGTAATTCGCCCGTTCCAGCACCATGTTGCGAGTTGCTTCTGTTGCTCCTGTGTACCTGTGTTTAGTCATTTACTGTTTGCTCCCAATTTTCCTCAGCGATTACTGCTGTTTCCAAGCACTTACGGATCGTGTCTAGGCAGACTTCGCAAGGTAATGCAGGATTTTCATCATAGCCACCGAATACTCCGCAAATCGGTCTACCTTCAAAAACTAGATGGCGGTGTTTTCTTATGCGTTTCCATTCCAACATTTTTTATCCTTCTAAAATCAACTTATTTGAGTCTTGTTGACTCAACTTGAGCCTGTTTGGTGTAGTAAGTACACCATGATCATACTTCTGCCGTTGCTCGTCATAGACTTTCCAGAACTGCGACCGTAAGGTTTCTTGATTTTCTGACATGCAAAGCCCCCACCACCCGATTATCTTGACTGCACCTGCTACTGCCTGATGTGACCATTGAGGTGACTGATACCTGCCGTGAGATTTGATAGCCGAGTTGACTTCAATCCAAGCATCTCCCCGATCTGGCGCAAGAGCACTATTGTTTTGGGCAACTGTTTTACGGATTTGGGCTACTGTGATCCACCGATCTGTGGTCAAAAGCAATTCTTTGACTGCCCGTTCCACTTCAGAGTATTCGAGATCTATTAGCAGTTCATGGTACAAAGTGATCGATTCTTTGCTAACTGGGTACTGCGGAAATGCTACAGAGCAGATCACGAGTATTTTTGCGGTTTCTTGTGGAGTCATTACGAAACTTCACTGGACAAGAAATCCCGAATTGCGCTAAATCCCCTAGGTTCAGTTTTCTTTTGCGACTTTTGGGCTTCAACGCGCAACCTCTCAAAGTGAGTCCGTAGTTTTTGCGGTGATCGAATGTTCATTGACCAAAAATCGTGATCTGAAACCCACGCGATAGCCTTTTCCACCTGCCAGACTTCCCGTTTATCGATTCGGAGTAATTTTTCCATGTCCTTGATCCAGTTTGCGGTCACTTCTGGTCTTGTAAATCCACTGGATTCAATGCCGTCTGCGAGCAGGTTACAAAGATGTTCCGATAGTGCTGGATATATTGACGGTTCTAAGGATGGTTCTAAGGATGTTTCGGGTGCAGTGGGCTTCACCCCGTCAGTACCATGAACTTCACCCCGTTCCGCAGTGGGCTTCACCCCGTTTTCACTACGGGATGTAGCATACTTCACCCCGTTATTAGTGATCACAGAGTAGAGATTCGGTCTACGATCTGCCCTCTGTTTTGCTGAACCGCCTGCTTGGAATTGCCTGACTATGTGTCCAGATTTCTCCAACTCACGTAGAGCCATTTGGACTGCGCGTTCGGTGACATTGGCATAGGTAGCCAATCTAGCGACTGACGGATAGGCATTATTGCCGTCTGCGTCTGCGTGATTTGCCAGACCTAGCAACACTATTTTTTCTGTGCCTTTGGTCGGTGAATGATTTAGCACCCACGACATAACTTCAATACTCATTTTTTGATCTTTCGATTAGTGGTAGTAGACGAGCATAACTTCTTTAATCAAAAACGCAAGGGGCAGGACTTTCGCCCCACCCCTAAACGATCTGCTACTTACTAAACAGACGAGATTTCTAGATCTTCATCAAGATCGAGATCCAGCCAGATTGACTGTAAGTCTTGCTTATCTTCCACTGTTTGTAGAGCATCAACATCTTGGGAAATGTCTTCAGATTGCTTTACAGGCTCTTGAACGGTTACTGCAGTGAGTTCAAGCAATAGGGC